CCCCGAACTGGATCGCCCCTTCGGCAACAGCCCTGTTTGGCTTGGCTACGATCCAAGCCGGACCCGTGACGACGCCACGTGCGTGGTGGTCGCCCCGCCGCTGGAGCCCGGGGCAAAGTTTCGCATCCTGGAGAAGCACAGCTGGCGGGGGCATTCGTTCACCTATCAGGCCGCCCAGGTCAAAAAGCTTACAGAGCGTTTCAACGTCCAGCACATCGGGATCGATATCACCGGCGTGGGTTACGGCGTGTTCGACCTGGTGCGCGACTTCTACGCGAAAGCAACGCCGATTCACTACAGCCTTGAGACCAAAAACACCCTGGTACTCAAGGCCCAGGACACGATCCAGGGCAGCCGCATTGAGTGGGACGCCGGCTGGACGGACATCGCCCAGGCGTTCCTAACCATCAAGCGCGGCACCACCAACAGCGGCCAGGTCACCTACAGCGCTTCGCGCACCGACGCCACCGGCCACGCCGATATCGCCTGGGCCGTCATGCACGCCCTGGCCAACGAACCCCTGAATACCAACAAGCGGCGCCGTAGCCGCTACGTCACGAGCGGAAACAATGCCCAAACCACAACGCAGAAAGCCCCAAGCCAGTCAGCAGTTACGACAGCAGCAGCCCATGCGGGCGTTCACGTTCGGGGAACCCGAACAGGTGCTGTCCGGCAACATCGGCGAGTATCTGGGGGTGTTTCTCAGCGACGACGGCGAAATCTACAAGCCGCCGGTATCGCGGGCGGGCCTGGCCAAGTTGCTGCGCGCCAACGCGCACCACGGCGCCATTCCCAAGTTCAAACGCAACCTGCTGTTACGTGAGTTCATCCCTTCCGAGGGCTGCAGCACACAGACCATGGGACGGGCGAGCCTGGATTACATGGTGTTCGGCGAGGCGTATTTCTATCGCGATACCAATGCGTTCGGCGAGGTGCTGGAGATGCAGCACCTGCCAGCGATCAACATGCGCGTGAAGGTCGACGGCGGTTTCAGGATGCTGCTGCCGGACAGCAAGTTCATGGACTTCGACCAGGACGAAATTGAACACGTCCTGGACTACGACGTGGAACAGAACATCTACGGCGTGCCCGATTACCTGGGTGGCCTGCAGGCGCTGTTGCTCAACGAAGCCGCGACCCTGTTTCGCCGGCGCTACTACAGCAACGGCGCGCACGCGGGCTACATCTTCTACACCAACGACCCGGACCTGACCGAGGAAGACGAAGAGAACCTGCGCGCACAGATCAGCGCCAGCAAGGGCGTGGGCAACTTCCGCTCTATGTTCGTCAACATCCCGAACGGCAAGGAAAACGCGATCCAGATCATCCCTGTGGGCGACTTCCAGGCCAAGGACGAGTTGGAGAAGGTGAAGAACATTACCCGCAATGACGTGATCGCTGCCTGGCGCATGAACCCCGCACTGGCCGGGATCATCCCGGAGAATAACGGCGGTTTTGGCGATATTGAGAAGATCGATCGCGTGTACACCAGCAACGAGATCAGACCGATCTGTCAGCTGTTCAGCCAGTTGAATGACAGCCTTCGACGCGACAGGCACATCAACTGGAAAAAGATAGATAACTCAGGGGAAAGCGTTATCTGATCGTTCAAAGATAGAGAAATATTCTGCACCACATGCGACCATAGTGGCAAATAGCTGCACCCTGGGGAGGGAATATGAGAGTTACTTGTAAATGCGGGCACAAAGGCCGGATTGCGTCGCGTGAGGTGCTATCTACCGACTTCGCGAAACTTTATTGCCAGTGCCTTGACGCGAAGTGTGGGCACAGCTGGGTCGCAAATCTCACGTTCTCCCACACACTCAGCCCGTCTGCACAGACGTTCGACAGGCTGCTGATTGATCGTCTTCGAGACATGCCTAGGGCCCAGCAGCGGGAGCTATTCGAAAAGCTCGGATCGCAGGCAGTCGCATGATGCAAACCGCCGACAACGGCATGCCGGCGGCTCAGGAATCAATCTGCGTCAGAATGATCCGGATTGCTTATCAGCGCTTCGGTCAGCCTGCGCAATTGCTCCTGGTCACGAAGGCTCAACTGGCGATAAAAACCAATCAGACGACGTTCAATGTGCGAAAGCTCATACCGCGCAGATGCAGCTATTTCAACGTAACCGACATCGGCGTTTGTGCGATCCAACATGCTTACCACTCCATAAAATCAATTGCTGACGCAGAGATATGGGGACAAGCCGGTGGTAAGACAGGAACAGTGGGGTCAACTCACTCCTTTACCAGCATCGTCAGCCATGGCCTGGATAAAGCGCCGAATGGCCCTCTGATCATCTGCCGGGATACTGCGATATTGCTGAACAATTCTGTCCTCAATCTCATTCAGAGAATCAAGGGCCAGCGTGCTACGCCGTCCGGTGAGGATGTAGGGCACATCGAATTCGAACTGGACTGCCACCTTACTCAGATAGGACGCCGTAGCATCGCTAGATCCTGCCTCATAGTTCGCCTGTGTTCGCTTTGCAATCCCAAGTGCTTCCGCGACCTGGTTCTGTGTCATGCCGCATCGCTTCCGTTCTTCTTGCAGCCGAGAACCGATATCTTCCGAAAGATGCACTTTTTTTCATCCTTACTATTTACAAGTGCACCTAAGTGCATCATTGTGCATCTCACATCACATGAAATTGCACGGATCTGCACTATGCCGAACACAAGCGTTACCGAGCAAGCCCGTCATCAAGCACGGGAAGCATTAGAAAAACGGGGCCAGTCAGCCAAAGACTTCGCTGCCCAACATCAACTCAACCCCAGCACCGTCTATGCGGTCCTGAGTGGGCAAAGCCAATGCCGTCGTGGGGAAGCTCATCGTGCGGCCGTATTACTCGGAATCAAAGACGGCGTGATCGAACAGTAATGGCCGGTGCACTGAGGGAACAGCAGAAGATGAAAAGTCAGGTTCTAAAAACACGACGTGAAGTCGTCAGTGCAATTATTTGCACCTTTGAAGGTGGCCGCGAACGCGCCGCCGCTCGCATCGGCTTACCTCTCAAGAAGTTTGATAACCACGCTTACGAGAACAATAACTGCCGTCCGCTGACAGACCTACAGATCTATCAGCTGGAACAAGTCACAGGCACCCAGCACCTGGCCAACTACGTAGCGGCCATGTACGGCGGCATGTTCGTGCCGGTCATCCAACCGGAAAACCTCGACAACGTTGAGATGTACGCACGGGCAGTACAGACCTCAGCAAAACAGGGCACGGTCGACCAGGTTATCGCTCAGGCTATCGAAGACGGCGTAATCACCGAAGACGAGGCCGAATTGATACTGAACGCGCACGTCTTGCACATAGCTGCACGTACTGCCGAAATTCATGCCGCCATCGATCTCTACCGCGCCAAGTCAGGTAAAGGCCAATGAACACTCAAACCAATACCCTGGACTACCAACAGTGCATGCAGAACGCTGCACTGGCGTTTCTTGAGCGCCATCAAGCCGAACACCTGGGCGACCTATCGTCGCTACGCAAACGGGCAATCTTTCATCTGGTTGGGAACCTCGACGTGGCCGAACCGGTTGCAACCAAACTGACTGACCTTGCCCACATCGAGTTATTGGACCTGACGCGCCGCCAACGTTCCGCGAACTTGTAACACCAACCCCAACCAATCGCCGGCCCCACCTCCCGTGGGTATGGGTGAGCTGCGCCCGAAATTGAGGTTTAACGATGGCAAACGCCGTAATTGTCACCACACAACTGCCCCCGGCCGAGGCCGAAGCGTTGCTGGCTAACCTGCGTGAACAGTATCGCTTGAGCCTCAACGAACACTGGTACGCCGACCAATTCCGCCTTGTAGCGGCTGGTCTACGCCACGGCGCAATTCTCGCCCACATCCCGGTCATGGCTGCGCAAAAACGCCTCATGGCAGCCCTGTCCCACAGCCTCAAAGCAGTGAAGTAACCCCATGAAAGAAGACCTTCGTCACGACGTGCTGCAACGCCTTCAGGCCGACTTCGGGCTCAAGCACCGCACGGGCACCGACTACATGCGCGGCGGCACCTGCCCAAAGTGCAAAAAGAAAGAGCTGTATTCCCGCTTTGATACGCCATGGATGGTGATTTGCGGTCGCCCCGAAAAGTGTGGCCACACCTTGCACGTGAAAGAGCTGTACGACGATCTGTTCGAAGATTGGAGCA